TTGCGCTCTTGTCTGCGCTTTCATGGCCTCAGCCTGCATAAATGCCGCATTAGGATCAGGCTGTTGCGCTTGCATCATTGCTTGCTGCTGCGCCATCTGCTGTTGCTGCATCATCATCTGTTGCTCAATCTCTGGGGTCATCGGCATGAAGTAACGATCCGCATTGCGCAATCCACCAAGAGCCAACAAATCAGCCAAAGTGTTTCTGATCTGCGTCAGTGTTACAACACCGTTCATAGGGCCATATGCTTGGTAGATACCTTGCTGTATCTGTAGGGCTTGCTGTAGGGCCGCTGCGCGTTCATTCTCGCGTCCCGTGCCAATACCCACGTTTACAATCAAATCCATGTCTGTGTCCCAAGCTCTGGGGTCTACAGGCACAAATGAACCGTTCAAGCGCATGATTTCTTCGTTGTCGGTATTCTTTACCATCAAATCCAACATAATGCGGAACATCTGGCGCATACCGCCCTCTGCAAAGTTACGCGCAATCACCTCTGCTTGGCCTGTCTGACCTTCCATAGATGCTGCAACCGCTGTTGCTGTAGAAGATGCTAATACGTCTGGATCAAGACCCTGCGCCATTTTAGAAACGCCTGTCTTGTTATCTACCAACTGGTCAAAGTATTGCAGTGCTGGAAGTGTCTGCCCCGCTGTAAAGGGTACTGCCATCTCCATGACGCTGTTTGGCGCTTTTACCCGCACAATGCGACCAATCTCGTTATTCAGCAAATCGTCAATAGCAACCTGACCGTCAACAATCTGCAACGCAGGGTTATTAGTCAGTGCCACGTTATCAAGAACACCGCGCAGCATCGCTGTAGCCGCGTCTTGATCGTCCATTACCAAATCAACCAATGAAGACCCAAAGAAAGCATGTGGCTCTGGATCGCACTCAAAGATCGCATATGGCGCTTGATCTGCTTCGTAGAAGTTCAACAGCTTGAACGTAGCGCCTGCGCACAAGAACTGATACAAGCGCGGAATACCCGTACCCTCAATATCCAACTCCATGTAGGCATTTGTAACTGTGATTTTCTTAGAAGCGGCAGAGATGTTTTCATCTTCACCCTCATCAACAGCATAACCACGGCGCTCAAACTCAGCTTCGTCATCTACAACGCTGTATTCTGTGCTATCTAACCCAGCCAAATCATCAATGCTAAACCCCATCGCAATCAGATCAGATACGCGCATCTCTGTGCTATGACCGCACACATAGAAGTTATCAATTCCACGCGCATTACGATCTACAAAGAAATCTTCTGGGGGAATACTCTCAATGCAGATGTCACCGTGAGGAATAGACCGCGCAATCTTTACATCATGCTCTGGTACTTCAATCTCCATACCCATCTGATCCATAGAGATGCTCATACGCATCTCATGCTCAAGAACCTCTACGTCATCGTCTTCAATGATTACCGCAAATTCTTCATCGGTCAGATTAGTGAAGGTATGGATTTCTGTTTCCATTTCCTCATTATAATAAACGTATGCAATCCCAGCTTTCTTAACCATCGCATCTTGGAATACATCGTTTAGTACGCGGTATCCGTCATGCTGCTGGAACTTATAAGAAATATAGCTAGTCGCTTGCTCTGCTGCTCCAACGTCCTCTGGGCCGCGCGGTACAAACTCTACAGGCTTTTCGCTAGTAAGGAATATGCGTTGAATGCTTGGCTTTAGGCCACGAACAACCTCACGGCACTTTGTCGCCACAACTCTGCTGCGACCTTCTTCATAGCCAATGTCTACCTCACCGTCAAAGTAGCGTTGGGCTTTGATACGTTGTGGTGCAATCTCGCTGTCCACAAAGTCCACCGCATCTTGGATTGCTTTGGAAACAATGCTTTCAATCTGTGTTTGATCTAGTGGTTCTAACCGCATCTATTGTCTCCTACTGCGTCAACAAGCCTACGCCCATCATGGGCAAGCCGCTTTCTGGCCTTTGACCTGTCGCTTCCATAACTTGTTGCTCTGTGGGCTTTTGCGCCCCTACACCAAGATAATACATTGCGCGGTTGTATGCATAGTCTCTTGCTTCTTGCGAAACTTTGCGACCCATCTGCACTTGACGCATGACATTTAGTGCGCGGAGCGCATCATCTGTGCCTACTTCGGTCAACGCTTTTGCAATGTCATTGTAAATAGCCATGCGTTGATTTTCGCTAAACTCATCGGTAAATCCTGTCAGTTCACTTACGAGCTTGCGTGTGGCCTCTAAAGGTTGACCGCGTAGCAATGCCGTAGCTGGGCCTGCCGATGTCATTTCCTCTATGCCTTTTTGCGTTGATTGGCGAATAGAAGTGGCACTATTGCGCGACAAGCCAGCGCGGGTAATTGCAGCCTGCCCGACTTCATCAATCTGACGCAAGAAATCATCAGTCATATCACCCATTACCGCAGCGATTTTTTCTCTTGCGCTGCCAGATGATGTTAAGCGATAGAACGCATCCAACTGACGCGCCTCTAAATCAGGATCGCTAGGGACTGCACGAACATCTTGCAAGATATTACGCACATACTGTGACATTCCCATGCGCAACGCTTCTAACTGCGCCTCTGATGGATCATCACCCAAGGTTTCCATAACATCCTCAATTTTTGTCTGAGGACGCAATAAGTCTTGGCCCATACGGAATGCGTTTTCTTCTGCAATAGTGTTACCACCAAGCGTTACCGCCTCATCGTAAACTCGCGCACCAGTGTCAGGATCAACAATACCCTCACCTAATTCTCTGCGCAGATCACTCGCTAGACGGGAATATCTACGCCCTTGTGGTGAAAACTTATATGTTACTGCATCACGATTGTTTTCTGCTAATGTTTGCAATGCGCGTTTCACATAATCTAGCTGCTGCACATTCATGTCATCAGTTATATCTATGACATTTCCGCTTGCATCTACACGCACACGAATTTGCATGTTCTGAACGCCATCAGCAAGCATGTCTGCGTTTGCTTCCTCAATCGCTGCTGTAAGTGTTTTCTTATCAATCCGATCAATCACAGACATAATGCGCTCACCCGCGCCACCTGTAGAGTAATCAATCGGTGTATTGTATGCGCGTGAATAAGCATTGCTTCTAGCATCTTGTGTACGATCACGAATAGCTTTCACTGCCGCTTGCGGCCCAATCAACGGATCACCAAGCGTATCTAGCAATGTTTGTTCAAGTTGCCCTTTCACCGCTTCAGCGCGACGACCTACATTTGTGGCTACAGTTTGCGCAGGCTCTGGCCCCGCTTGTGACGCTGCATCTGCCAACGCTCTAGCGGCAATTCCCGCATCAGCAAGCATACCATTGTCACCCGCACGTTGAATGTTTTGGATAGCGGTGTTTATATCGCCACCTTGCGCAAATGCACTTTTAATAACCATTGCTGCTGATCTGCTGATACCTAACGCACTTTGAATTGCTTTTAGCTCTGAGGCTTTGATAAACTCGCCTAAACGATTTGCGCCCTCCGCTGCAAACGGAAGACCCGCTGCGACTGCTAAACCTGTTCCCGCCGCGATGCCACCAGTTTTCAAACCTTCCGTCAAACGCTGACCGCTTTCAGCCTCACCAGATGCTTGTATCCCAGCAGGGATACCAGCGCCTGTTGCACCAGCTACGCCTGCGCGGATCACATTCGGCAAGCGTCCCATGCTTGGATCACGACCAAATATCTTTGCCAACTCAGGGAAAGCCTTTAACGCGCGTGACGCATCATATGCTCCAACGCCAGCTTGTATTAAAAATGTTTCCAACGGCTTTTGTGCTGACTGCGCTTTGCGTAACGCATCACTGTAGCGCTTGTAATCGCCGCCAAACAACTTTTGCACGACTTCATCAGCATATGCGCCTGTTCCAAATCCCATTGCTTGCTGACCAACAACAGCCCTTGCCAAGTTAGGGTTTTCTTGCAGCAGTGCCTGTTGCTGTACATCTGTAATCATTTGCTCTGTAGACATGCCCTCTGCAAACGCCTTTATGCGCTCTGGGTCTGTCGCTGAATAACCCTCACCGACAAGATACTGTGTACCATCTGGACGCTGCATAACTGCATCACTGCCACGCGCAAGTGGCTTGCCATCCGCACCTATAGCGACAACTGCCGCTGTCTTTGGGTCAATCTTATCGGCAAGTTTATCTGCTTCCGCTTGGGAAGTTGCGGTTACACGAACAATCTTGTCTGTTCCCTGTAAACGAAAGTAAAACGGTTTCTTTTTCTTTTTGCCGTAGAAGGTATCTTTATCAGCCATAACCGTTCCTTAGAAATTAACTCTTTCGTTGCCGCCAACAGTCGTTGTACTTGAAGTGTTTTGCTCCAGTTCTTCACGCTGCTTATTATATTCTTCTGTGCCGTAAAGAGGGTTCAACTTCTTTGCAAACTCCGCTGCTTGGTCTTTCGCATATTGTGTAGCATTAGGCCCAGACGCTGCCAGCATCATTGTTGTAGCTAATTCACGCGCTGCACGTTTTTGTGCAATTACCTCTGGTGTATCAAACGGCTGTGGGAAATACTGTTGGTTAGCGCTTTCAAATTCACTTTCAGCGATAGCCGCGCCACTTTCACGCCGCAAGATTGCGTTTACAAAAGTTCGCCGCGCTTGGTCATATTGTTTAAACTCTGGGCTTGTCAAAGCACCACCAAATATTGGTATTTTGCTGAAGAACTGTTCACCCAGATTTGTTCCTAATTGTTCAGTATTTTCTAAGATGCTGTTAGCAAACGTCATGCGTGAACCAAAATCCATTGATCCCGCTTGTGTCTGTGTTTGCTTACCTAAAGAAATCTCTGTGCCATCTGCTAAACGAATAACACCTTCTGTTTGAGGCGCTCTAGGCGCAGTAAAGATAGGCTTACCTGTTTTGCGATCTACAAGAGTATTACCAACAACAACGTAATCACCAGCTTGTGATTTCAAGTATGCACTATAAACGTCACCAATCGGCACACCCATTTCAATGGCCTGTGCGTATATTTCGCCACCTTCTTGTGACTTTAGCCATTCTAAAGTCTTATTACGTCTTTGCTTCTCTAAACGCTGCGCTCCACGCGCTCTAATTTGCTCACCCATACGCGCTTCAGGAAGGATCAATGCATCTAGCGCTTGTGCAAAGTTTTCTGGGCCTGTTAAGCCTGTTGTCTGGTTAGGTTGCATGAAACTTGAAAGTAGCCCTCGCAAACCGCCCTGCCGCTGTTGTTGTTGCTGGGGAAAAATAGGTGGGGTTTGCATGTTACCAACCATTGCATTGTTCCTTGTTGCGCTCAAAGGCTGTCCATCTAAACTGCCTAGAATAGTTTTGACATAGTTTTGTGTTTCTTTGAACGGTGGTATACCGCCATATTTCTTCACGTTACCCATGCCTGCGTTATACGCTGCAAGAGCTAAAGGCATTTCACCAAACTGATTTACAAGCTGACTAAGATATTTTGCGCCACCAAAGATATTTTCACGCGGGTCTTCACGATTAACACCAAGTTCCGCTGCTGTGTCAGGCATAAGCTGCGCTGGGCCATAAGCACCTTTTGGCGATAAAGCATCAACCTTAAATCTGCTTTCTTGGTTTATCAGGCGCAGAAATACGTCAACAGGCAGGTTATACTGCGCTGCTGCTTCTCTTGCGATTTGCTCTAATTCTGCCCGTGTCATAGTAAACCTTTATCTAGGCATCATCTGTGCGCCAAGTTGCAAATAGTTAAAGAGGCTTGGCTGGAACGATTGCTGCTGACCTGTCACATTCGGTACACCTGATAGAGTGCTTAGAAGTGTACTTAGCCCTTGTGCTGGCGCACCTGTGTATCTCTGGAAGCCGCCACGCGCTTGGTCAATCAACTGTTGCTGGATTTGACGCTGCATCGCACCTTCACGCGCTTGTTGCTGCTGTATCTGCTGACCGTAGCCAAAGGACTGACGACCTAAGTTTCCTAGCTGAGAAGCTGCGCCTAGACGCTGCTGTGCGCCTTGCAAACCTGCCATCTGGTTCAACTGCTGCGCCGTCATACCAGATTGTGCGCCAAACTGTGCTGCTGCGTTTTGTGCTGCTGCTTGGTTTTGTGCTGCTTGTAACGCTGTATTAAAGCCCTGCTGACGTAGCTGACCTATGGTATTTGCTGCTTGCTTGCCGTATCCCAAACGTGTCTGCGCTTCTGCAACGCCTTGGCGCGATCCACCAAAAGCATTAGCAGCTTCTGCTTGTGCGCCCATCTGGTTCAATGCAATGTCTTGTGCTTCACCAATGTCTGCCAGTGTTTGTTGAACTACTTGGCTTTCGTATGGGTTTTGAAACCCAGAAATCAACTGTGTCGGATCGGCTGCTTGATATGATGTCGCTTGAACCTGTGAGGGTTGGTAAGTCATACCTGCCGCTGTGCCTGCCAGTGCGCCTTGTTGCGCTCCCGATGCTTGTGCAAACGGGTTGGCTGTCATTTGTGGATTTGCGCCTGCGCCCATGTCTGTCTCCTACTTGCCGCCGCCGCTGGGCTGCATTTCCAATGAAACAGGTTGGTTTTGTGGCGATCTTGAACCAACTTCACCCGTTTCTGTTAATCCGAAACTCTCAATATAATCGCGCTGACCTTGCGGAACATTGCTAATCATCTGGTCAACCATTGGCTGCGCTGAGTAACCCTGTATGCCGCCCATATTCTGCACAGGTGGCAAATAGCTAGATGTATCAACCGTAGGCATTCCAAACGATTGCGCTGCCATGTTTGTATATTGCTGAGAAAGTTGTTCTTGCGGTGACAATGCCGCAACTGTTGGGCCAGTTTCTGGAATGTATGTACTCATCAAGGGAGCAATGTCTGTTCCCATTCCTACGCCCTGCTGCAAGCCTGTTTCCAACCAACTTGGCAACGTAGCTTGTGTTGACTGTGTGCCACCTTTAGCCATTTTCAATCTCCTTGTGGAAATGCACATGCTGCAATTTCCAACCGTTTTCCGTTAATGGTTTTTTCCATCCTAACCGACCTGTCATCATTCCACCAGTGCAACCGTGCGATTTCGCCCACTGCCCTATGTCATGCTCCATGTCCATTATCTGATCCAATTCACCACCAGCAAGGAAAATGTTTATAACCTTCTTTCTAGGATATACCACAATTTCCGTAACTATGCACCCCCTTGGCGCTGCCCACAGTTGCATCTTGCTAGACGCGATCCCTGCAACGATGTCATCCCACTCATGTGTGCCATTACAATGAACCAAAGCTGCCTCAATCCAAGGCTTACATCTTTCTAGGTCTGGGCTAAGTTTCCAATGCTTCATCCATGCAACCTCGTAATTGCAATCGTTGACGCAGGCGCGGCAGGCGCAAATGCAGTTGCAGCCGTGGCATCTAAAAACCCGCTTGTGCTATCTACTGCCCACATAGCCTCTAAATAATCGTTAGCACTTACATCAAAGATAGCAGAGCGCGACACAACCAGCACCGAACCGTTTTGGTGCAGCGCGTTTTTCATGGTTGATCCCGTGACATCTACCCCGTTGATACGAGGCCAAAACCAGAAGTTCACTGTGCTGCTGGACGTTGATGCAATCTGCGCAGAAAAGCTAATCATGTATTGACCAGCTTCAGCAAACACAATGCGACTTGCAGGCGTTCCATTTGTTACGCCCTGTGCAATGCTAGAGGTGTACGTTAAAGCGTACGCTGTGTTTATGGATGCCGCTGTTTGATCTGTTGTGACTGCGCCAGCGTATTGACCATCCTCTAAGACGATCTGCACAAACGCGCCATCCTTGGACACAACGGGATAACCGTTTTCGTCATCCCACAAGATAACGCCGTTCTCCGATGGATTGTCGTCTGCTGTCTTAAAGTACAGGCGTGGAAGCTGCCTGCGCAGATATGCAGTTAGGTTATTACCCCAAGCCTTTACGTTGTCGCCAATCGGGGGTAGGACGGGTGCTGCCATTACCTACGCCCACCCGCTTTTGCGTCTACCCGCATTGTGCCAACACGCCACGCCGCGTAAGGCGCATCGCCCTCTACGCGCATTCTAATCTGGCGACCTGAGAAGCGCACGGCAGTCGGGCTAGACGGTGTATACGGCCCGTGCGTGTACTCTGTGTCGTTGGGGTAGTACCTGCTCTTGAACGTAACGTCTACATCGCCCTGCGTCTTTTCGTCAGGGATCAAGTCAGTCACCTGCATGATGTTGTCGCCGTTGCCAATGCTGATCGGGCCGCTTTCTGCGAATACAGATTGCTCTGTGCCGCTGACTGCGTAGGACAATCCAACCTCATGGTCATACATTGCGCCGTTTGCATCCATGAGCATTGGATACTCAAACACGCCGCGTGACGCGCCAGTTGTGCGGGATAGGTTGCCGATCAGCCAGTGGTTTTCTTTATAATCAAACGCCACATAGCGGTCTACTTCAGTGCTATTTGATGAACAGTAGAACCACCAGATTTCGCCAAACTGACCGTTGGTAAACGCCCACGTCTTACTTTTCTGTGAGGTGTTGATGTCGTTGAAAACATAGTCGTGGACATCACACGGTATTTCAGAAACCAAGTTACCATCAAAACGATAGAACCCGCCGTTGCCCATCCAAAACACGCCCATGTCAACGTCTGCCGCTGCCTTGCGTGAAATAATCCCACATGAAGTGCCTACCCGTTCAAACCCGTACACATAGGGTGGGCCAATGTAACGTGCAGTGTGTGCATCAATGTCTGTGATGATTAGCGTCTGTCCGCGTGTACGAATAGCCGTTTCAATCTGGCCTGACGTTTGCAACTCAATGTCACCAGCCTCGTTTGTCGCGGCGGGTGTCCATGTCGTGTTGTCCTCGCGGTCACACCACTGAACCTTACGCGGGTTTGCGCCTGCACCCAGTGCAAAGATAAAGCGTTCCTCTGTGACGATTATACCGCTGTTGTTTATAGGAGCGTTTGCACTCACCGCTGTATCTGATGTTGTGCCAAGCTGCCACTCAAGAATGCGCCCGTCTGCCGTAGAACACGCGACAAGGTATTCACCCCAGTTGTCTAGCGACCATGTAGTTGCAGCAACTAGGTTGCCAGTGTCAGGACGCGGTGTGCCATATGTACCTGCGCCATAAAAGCCATAACCGTAACCGATATTAACCGCAGCATCCTCTGAACCCGCTGTTAAGTCAGTTGGAGCAATGTCGTATGCAGTGCCACCAGAAACAACCGCAAATAGCTCGTTATACGATCCCGCTGCAACGTAGCGTGTGCCGTTGTTGCTTTCCCAAGTATGCATTCCACGCGGTGCGTTTGTCGTAATACTGGCAATGTTTTCATTCACACGCCAGCCGCCGATAGGGCGCAGCGATCCGTCACGCCAGCGAACAAGTGAGCCATCACGCCAACGACCAGATGCATCTAGCTCCGTACCTGTGCGGTAGAAGCCTGCGGGGATTTTAAGC